AAATAGATAGACCTTTTAGTCCTCCCAGACCCTTTAGTCCCAGACCTTTTACTCTGGATTGACCAAAATTGTAAAAAAAGGGTTGTGTTGTGTGTTTGGTGTGGTGTTGGTGTGTGATTAGGCGAAGAACCGCTCAAATATTTCGCACAACTTCAGCCAGTCCATTGCCCTGTCGCTTTCGTCCTTGCGTTGCTCACTGGTAAGCGTACTGGCGATGTATTCCTCGTACTGCTCCTGAAACTTTTCCTTGAAAATGCGGTACGCCGTCCCATTCCTTGCCTTGAGATTCTTTACCATAAGCAGTTGAGTGCCGATGATTTGATTCTTTTTCTTGCGAAACATTGCCTGTACAGCGGGGTCGTTTGTATCTGCCTTACCCGTAGAGCGACCACTGTTGTGCGATTGGAAGATTATGTTCGGGTTGGTCTTTGTTAGTTCGGCAATTTGCTCCAAGAACGCAGTCTGTGCGGTATGTTCCTGTCGGTCTTGGGTAAAACGCTCTTCCAGTTCGTTGAGGGCAGGACGCATCTCCTCTCTTCTGTACTGCCCGAGGCAATCCATTCCGCAGAACGGCTTCTCTCCCCACAGGATAGCACTCTTTCCTCGCCGACATTCTCCACAGTTACAGCAATCCATTTCGTTTGATGAAGATAGATAGCTAAACCCCGTTTCAATTTTTTTTGGAAAGAGTGCCGTTGAGTAGGGGTATCCCCTACAACCCCAGAGGTACGGAATCGTAGGTTCTGTATTTTGACCAAAATTGTAAAAAAAGGGTTGTGTTGTGTGTTTGGTGTGTGTGTTAGTGGTGTGGTTATGCGTTGTAATAGTTGAACATACCCTTGTCTTCAGGGTGTCGGGCATCTTTGATACGTTGTTTGATGAAATGGTTGATTGACTGGATTTCCAAGGTATATTTTGTGAGAAAGGCTTTGAGAACGGCTTTTCTAGCGAGTTTTGCGTTGAGATGTCGCTTGTCCCTCTCTCTCGTAAGCCTAATTAGGATACACTTTTGAGTGGTAGTTTGATGGTCTTTCATATGAGTTTTCATAATACAAGACTCGCAGTATTCACAGGGTGCGTACTCGTCGCTGGTCGCCTTCTCTTGGGCGGTAAGCATTCGGTTTTTCGGGGTTGGACGGAGTCGTCGTTGGTAATACGTATTCCGCTCTATGATGACGACCTGTTCTCGCACCGCAGTGAGGCGGTCTCGCATTCCCCAGAGTTTGCCCGTATGGTCGCTGATAGCCTTCCAGTCACCGTCACTCAACTGGGGCATCTCCATCACAATCTGGAGGATAGCCTGAAGCGACCCCTCGTACTGTTCCTTTGGTGTCATTTGAGCCATTATGAGAGCCTACCAAAAATAACCAAATCAATTTTTTCAGGATTGAAATGACCAACTACTCCAAAACTAAGTACTCCCCCGACCTTTTACTCCCCCGACCCTTTAGTCCTCCAGACCAATAACTTTCTCTATTTTGACCAAAATTGTAAAAAAAGGGTGTGTTGTGTGTTTGGTGTGGTGTTGTGTTGTGGTTACAATTCTTGGCGACAGGTGGGGCAAAGGTTCGTTCTGCTTATCACCCGACTGCGACAGTCCTTACACATAATGTGACCGCAACGGCTAAGGTAAATGGTTTCCTTTGTCACATTATCAAGACAGCAGGGGCAACTGTGTCCCCGCTTGAGTTGTAGTGACATTTCCATAAACTCGGCGAGAAAGTGAGCAGGAACGGTAGGACGGTACTCAGCCACTACCCTCCTCGCTGTCGCCTCCCGAATCGCCTCAATCCTCGCCTCCTCAACCCTCTCCATCTCCATTACCCTTGCCAGAGACTCTTGGGCTTCCCTCACTCTCTCTTCCGTCCTTGCCACAGCCTCCTCGGCTTCCCTTATCCTCTCTTGCCGAGCGGGAGCGGTTGGTTCGGTAGCGGTTGGTCCTGAATACACCCACAGACCAAAGGTTACTCCAGTGGAGAGATGAAATGGTAACTGAATGCCTTCTATGTTACCAACAAACGTCTTGGGTTTGCGAGAGCAAATGAACTCATTCAAGTGATTCTTGAAGGACACTTGTTTTCCAACTTTACTAACGATTCGGGTGAAAATCGCAACCGAGCCATCATCGGTATTGGTAATACTTATGGTGAAAGTATCGTAAAGGTTGAACTTTGGAGAGTTCTGGTTACTCGCAATTCGGTAAGAATAGGGCATCTTTTCATACCAATCCCAGAATCAACAAGCCTTTCAATTTTATTGGAAGTAGGTTGCCACCGACCCCAAAAGGCTGACCACTTCAGGACCTTTTACTCCCCCCGACCATTTAGTCCCCAGACCAATGACTTTCTTTGTTTTGACCAAAATTAAAAAAAGGTGGTTGTGTTGTGTGTTTGGTGTGGTGTAGTGTGGTGGTTACACAATACCTGATAATACCAGACTTAATGCCGTTTCTTCTTGCTGGTGTTGAGATTGGTTGCTACGCTGAAAGGAGGCGACCGTTAAGCCATCAACTCGGGTGTGGGTTGTCCCAAGATGACGTATCCCGCCCTGCCTTGCTTCGGCTTCCTGACAGGCGACACACTTGCGTAGATGTAGTTTCTGCCACATATCTCGTTGCCTCTTGTCAGCGAATGTTTTCCGCTCACCCTCACAGGCGGTGACGAGCCAATAGGTGTCATCAACAACTCGGTACATTTGAATGAAAGAATAGAGGACCAAAGCCTTTCAATTTTATTTGGAAAGAGGTCGGTTCTATCCGTTAAAACCAGACCAATTAGTCCCTAGACCATTTACTCTAGTTTGACCAAAATTGAAAAAAGGTGGTTGTGTTTGTGTTGGGGTGGTGTGTGTGTGTGCTTACTGGGCAGGGGTCAGGGGTACGAGGGTGTCGCTAGGGCATAACTCCCAGCGAGTGCCTCCGTAGGTGGTCTGCCATTGGTTGCCAGACCAGTGGTACAGGTCCTCCCGAGTGAAGGTGAGTTCAACGGCTATATCCACCTCATCGCCTTCGTTGTTGATGGTGGTGACAGCGATACACCAGCCATTGCCGTCGCCGACAAGTTCTGCCTCAAAATCCACAATTTGGTCCTCTGGTTCGTCGCTGTCGCAGAGGAACTCCTCATTGTCAAGCATTTCCCTCATCTTGCCACCGAACCACAGTTCTACCGCAGTCAGCATCTCCGCCTCGGTCTTGTTGCCCCACTCTTGTGCGATAGTCGTTGGGTAAGCCATTTGATTGTTGTATGAAGGGGTAGAGGTCCAAAGCGTTTCAATTTTATTTGGAATAGTTCCGTTGTACTCCGTTTTGAGAGCGAAATCAAGACTTTGATACCAAAACAGGATTTTACTCCATTTTGGTCAAAAATAAGAATATTTAGAAGAATCTTTGATGGGAGGCTGGAAACTGGTAACTTGTACATCATTTTCAAACTTTCAAGGATTTTTTTTGAAAGTCTTTTTTTTTCAAAAATATATTTTTCGTTTTGAAACTAGGAAAGTTGGAGAATGATGTACAAGTTACCAGTTTCCAGCCTCCCATTAAGGATTCTTCTAAATATTGCTTTTTTTTCTAAATATTTAACCATAAAATTGATTTAAAAATATTGTCTTAGTTTATATCAAAATGGAGAAAAAGACTGCTGACCCGACCAAGTATATGCGAGAGTACAAGAAGAAGCGGTACGATGAAGACCCCGCTCCCGTCATCTTGGCGAACAAGAACAACTATTACAAGAGGAAGTTCAAATTAACAAAGAGCGATTTAGACCAATTTCAAGAATATACGCCTAATTGTGCCTTGGCTCTTCACCATTTAGGAATATTGCGAGACGAGAAACCAGCCCTTTTCCTCGCTATTTTAGAGCGTCTCCAGTCTCCACAGATTGGCTGATTTTACATCAAGATTTTGGTTAAATATTTAGATAAAAAATTGATTTAAAAAAATAGTCTTAAGGAATAGTATAGAGATGACCGACTTTCCAGAATCCAACCGCTTCCCGCTAACTATTACCAAAGAAATGGTAAAAAACAGCATCTTCCCCAAGCAGAAAATGACCGAGCGGTGTAATGTGGGGAAGTTGCTTGGGGTCATCAAGCGGAAGGAGGGAGAAGACATTGGCTGGAGTAATGAGTACCCAGCGTTCCCTTACAAGAATGAAAATCCAATGCTCAAAGATTATTACAATACGTTTAAGCAGGAAGAGTTCCACACTTCTTATTACCAGTCCAAGCACAAGTACGGTCGCTGTATGCCAAAGGATTACTTGAGTTTGTCGGTCTTTCGCCGAGCCTTGCGTCATTCCTTTGCCGAGGGGATTTACAAGGACATTGATATGCGAAATGCTCACCCTGTTATCCTTTCAACCATTTTGACACAACATACCATTCCTTGTGAATCTTTATCCTATTATGCGATGAATCCAGCAGAGGTTCGTCAGTCTATTATGGATTTCTATGATATTACCAAAGATGAAGCAAAACAACTCATCTTCCGTATGGTTTTCGGCGGTTCTTACTGTGAATGGTGTCAGGAGAGGGGTGAAGACCGAGTCCTCCCCTTCTTACTTGCTCTGGAAAGAGAATTGACAAATATCCAGATTGTGATTCATTCCAATAACAAAGAAACCATTGTAAAAGAAGTGAAAAAGGCAGACCCAACCAAATGGGCGAATGAGTCCGCTGAACGCCGAGGCGTAATGGGTCTATTCGCTCAAACCGTAGAGCGTCTCATTCAAGAGAAGGCGATTGCTTGGCTTGTTAGCCAAAAAGGCTTCCCATTACACAAAATCGTTCCTTCGCAAGACGGGTTTATGATTTTGGAGGAATACTGGTATGATGGCTTGACCGATGACATTAACAGGGTCATTGAAACGGAGATGAATATCCCAATTGAGTTCATCGTCAAGCCGTTTGACGAAGCCATTGAAATAGAAGAATGGTTTGGAAAGTCTTACCCAGAATGGATTGATGACTTGTCCTGTAAGCGATTGGCTGACCGCTTCCTCGTAGAGTTTGGCGATAGGATTTGTATGTACCAGCAACCAAAAACCTATTCGTTATACGTCTTTGATGGCAACCGATGGTTTGACCAAACGGACAAGGATAGTCGCTTCAAGATTACCAACCTATTGAGCGAGACCCTCTACGATATAATTAAGGAGGAATTAGATGAGGATTGTAGCGTAACAGCAGAAAATCATTTCAAACTGGCGATTTCATTACGAACCAACACATCTACCAACTGTAATTTAGCAAACTTCTACCTTCATTTACTGGCGAATGTGCGACGCATTCCAGTAGATTTTAATAGCAATCAGTTTATCATTGGTTTTGAGAATGGTTTATATGATTTGAAAAAGAGCGAGTTTCGTCCTTATACCTTTGAGGATTATGTTACTATTACTACTGGATATGACTATGCCGAGTGCGACCCAGCCAAGAAAGAGGTGTTGCTTGGTATATTCAAAGAAATCATTGCCGACCCCGAGAAATACGGGGCGTTTATGCGTATATTAGCGTCTGGGTTAGATGGGTTAAATCATCAACATCTATTCTTATTCAATGGGACTGGTCGCAATGGAAAAGGTTTTACGACTCGTCTAATGAAGAGGGCATTAGGTAACTACTTCTATCAGGGGTCAAATGAAGTTATCAAAGATAGCGTAAAAACGGGGTCGGCTACTCCTCTTCTGTACGATTTGAAAAACAAGCGATATGTGGTGTTTCCAGAGGTAGCGGGTCTTATTAAAAATGATTTGTTAAAATTACTAACTGGAGGTGACGCTGTCAATGCTCGGTTATTAAACAAAAATCCAGAATCCTTCTCCTTGTGTGGGACATTCGTATTAGAGTTCAACAAACCACCAGAACTGGAACAGAAATGTGGTCACAGTGAAAGAGAAAGAATTGTAGATTTGGATTTCCCAGTCAATTTTACAAGTGATGAAGAAGAAATACTAAAAGGTGGGAATTACAAGAGAGGAAATCCTGAATATACAAAAGATGACTGGTTAGATAGTCATCGGTTAGAAATGCTCCACATCTTACTTGATGTGTATAGAGAACACAAGCAAGAGACTGGCGGTATTGATTTCAAAATACCAAAATGTTTAAGACAGAGAACCGAAGCCTTCATTGATAATCAAAACCCCTTTAATAAATTAATGAAAGAGTACTTTGTTGTAGATGAGAAGGCGAAGGAAGTCAAACTCAAATGGGTATGGGACAAGGTCAAAGAGTTGGAGGAATACCGAAGTATGACAGCCCGTCAAAAGAGAGAGTACAGCCGAGATGAGCTGTACGACTACGTCAAAAAGAATTACGAAACCAAGACCACTGACCAAGTGACGGTTGTCTATAAAATAAGATTTCTAAATCCCGAATATGATGAACCCGACAATATTTAGAAGAATCTTTCATTTAAAACTGGAAACTGGTAACTTGTACATCATTCTGGAACTTTTAAGGATTTTTTTGAAAAGATATTTTTTACTCAAAAAATATTTTTTGTTTTGGAACTAGGAAAGTTTGAAAAGGCTGTACAAGTTACCAGTTTCCCGCCTCCCATCAAAAAATCTTCTAAATAAGTTAAAATAAGCGAAAATTAAAATGTAGGAGTATTATATGAAGTTTGAAGTAGCCGATGCGACTGAATTACAGCACTACAAGGACAGGGCAATGATGTTAAAGATGCTCTCTTTAGACCAAATGGGTAAAGACGTACTAACCAATCCCTCTTCTTTTAGCAAACGGGACAAGATTCGGTTACAGGTTGAGATGGAGAAGCATTGGAACGATACTGACATTGTAGAGAGGTTTAACGAGTTGTGTATCCAGACCATTTTTGAAGATGGTAAGATGGAGACGGAGAAGTTGTCAGTGACACAAAAGGGAGAACCTGAAGTACCAGAGGCGGTCAAGCAGGAAATAGAAGAGAATATACGAAAGAGGGAAGAAGAAAAACGAAAGAAAGAAGAAGAGGAGGTGGTAGAGTAAAATCTTTTTGTAGGGATAGTATATGAGCGGACAACCAGTGAATACGCCAACCGACGTTAAGAAGTTTAGGAAAGCATATATGGCGACTCTACAGTTACAGGAGGAGTTAGACAAGAAGAACTATGATGCGAATGTTCTTTACAAGCGTACAGGTGTAGTACCAACCCAAATCCTAGATTATCGCTCTACTACTGAAAAACTGGCAGATGGGCTTCAGTTAAAGATTCTGCTTCGTTCAAGGCTTCGGCAGATTGCTGATGCTCAAAACACAGAGGATATTGTGAATCAGTTATCAACGGACCAAGTACCCTTTGTGTCTCAACGTATAGAGGCGATTATAAGGGAGTTGAAGCCGATGTATAAGTTTGGTATCCCAGCAGACTTGTTTATGGCTTATATTACAGAATTAGAGAGGCGAGAGCGGTACGAACTCTTAAGGGTAAATAATCTGTTGAATCCTGAAGAGGAAGAAATAACGGCGGAGGCATATCAAGTATTTGAAGCAACTCCAGCAAAATTGGCAGAGTTACAGGCAAAAGGTCCTCCGCAATTACCTGAAAGAGGACGAGATGAGACGTATGCCGAATATAAAAGGACAGTAATGAATTATTTTGAAACATTTGGTAGAAAACAAACATTACAAGGTAGAACTCGCCAAGCCCTTCAAGACATTGCCAAAAAATATGAAAATGATGGTTTAATCCCTAGGTTTAGAAACACAGGGTTAAGTCTAGCCTTTTTGAAACAAAAAATATTTGAAAATATAGATACGATTCTTGGGGCTTATGGTCATTCTGCTCCTAATCTAAGTAATCCTGAAGGAGACAGACCTACACCACAGAGGGCTAGACCAGAGGAAGTAGTTGATGATACAGGAGTAGCAGAAGCAAAAGGTGAAGGAATGAGGCGACCAAAAGGTCGGGGTATTGCGAAAGGGGTAGATTATGCCAAGGGGATAGACCCATTACCAAAGTTTGCTCCTTTAGGTCAATACTACATTAACCAGCATAAATTGAGAGATGACATTCTAACTTGTTGCCGAGCCAGTGGGAAAAATCTAACCGAATGGAAGGCAAGGCGGGTATCTGTACCTTTAGCAAATCTCATTCGTAAAGTGGTGAATAAGGGAACGCCGTCCTTTGACGATTTTAATTCATTGAGTGATGAGGATAAGCACATCTTGGGAGAGTTTGTACGAAAGGTCAAAATAGATTTAGAAGTACCAAGTTCAGCCGTAGATAGGGAAGACCTGAACCAGTTTGAGATAATGAAGGGGCAGTTGCTTTCTGGCAATGATTCAGTGGAAATGATTAAGAAGTTTAAACTCCTTATTGTAAAACTAGCACATATGGGTCGTTTGCCAAAAGGACAAAGTAAAGAGATGTTGATGGAGTTGGCAATGCTGGGATATTAAGCAAAAGAATTATCTCATTCTATAGTATGTCAGGAGGATACGCACCAATTGTGACCAACCCGAATGCTTACAAAATCCAAACTCGTTCAGGAGGTTTCCAGAAACCATTTATGTTTGGTGGCTCACAGACACCTACAGCACTTCAACTCAACCCCGACTCTTATAGCGGGGCAAGTGGTTCAGGTCTTCACAAGAAACCAAGTGGTCAGTTACACAAGATTAAACTATTTCTACCCAAATAATATATGACTATACTATAATGCGAACTATTGTATTGACCTCAAACAACTTGGTTCAGGACGGGCAAAACAACAAATTGGTCTATCAATTCCCAAACTCTATCTTGTTTAAGAATACCTATGTTGCTCTTCAATCGGCGAGTCTTTACTACAGTTGGTTTAATATATCATCAGCTTTAGGGAACAATGTCTTGAGTTTTCGGTTTCCAAATACTTCTGGTGTAATGACAACTCGTACCATTACCTTTCCAGATGGGATTTATGAGATAACCGACCTCAATGCCTATTTTCAATTCTATTGTTTAGAGAATGGTTATTATTACACAACGCCTGTATTAGCAGGTGGTCAAAATGTGTTTTTTATGACAATAGAGGTGAATCTGTCCCGTTATGCGATTCAAATCAATGCTTATACAACTCCAAGTTCGGCAGTAGGTGGTAATCCAGATGGGTTGATTCCTGCCTTTGGGACAGCTCTTCCTGCTACAAGGCAAACGTTACAACCGATTATTGTTCCAAACTTTAATACAACGATTGGGTGGGTTACTGGAAGTTGGACAGGACGCAACTTTGCGAATGATGGTATAGTAGTAAATACAACGGGGTCATATCTAGGCGTTCCTTTTTCTTGGAATGCTACAAGTAAAATCGTATCTTATATTTCTCCCGTATCACCCCAAGTCAATCCAAATGGAAGCATCTTTATTTCGCTTAATAATATAAACAATCCTTATGCTATTCCAAGCACAACCATTTATGCGATTACACCAACGGGTTCGGCAGGGTCAGCCATCATTGAGAAGCCCCCCGAGTTTGTCTGGAACAAGTTTATAGACGGAACATATAACCAGATAGTTGTAACTCTATTAGGATTAGACGGGAATCCCATTGCTATTCAAGACCCGCAGATAACAATTCTTTTAGCAATCAAAGATGCGGACGAATGGAGTGGAAAGGCATAACCGCCCTGATTTTGATTGGTCGGCTGGAAACTGGAAACTGGTACATCATTCTCAAAAGATTTAGGATTTTTTTAAAAAGATATTTTTTACCCAAAAAATATTTTTTGTTTTAGAACTAGGAAAGTCTGGGATTGCTGTACCAGTTTCCAGTTTCCCGTTCTTATTATTCATTTTTAATCTGTCTCTATAGTATGGATTTCTCAAATACCTTGGACCAAATGTATAGCAATCTTCTGGCAGAGCATACTCGTCTATTAACGGAGATGAAGAATGGAGATGTAGAGAAGTTTTCCCAGACTTCTTCTTTAGAGACACAGGTATCAACGTTAATGAAGGGAGTATTGAAACTGAAGAATACCATACAAAGGAACAAACTCAAGGAATAAAATAGAATGATATAGTATGAAAGTGTTAATGCCTTCTACGACAGGAGGAATGTACCACTCGCACCGTATGCGACGCTTGACAGGAGAAGGAGTAATGGAGAAGATGTTAGCAGAAAAGTCTAAACCAACTACTCTTGAACCCAGAGACCGAAAATTAGGAACATTGGCAAAAGAGTTTGGTCTATTGTCCCCTTTAGGAAAAGAGGGGCGAATTAGGAAGGGTAGTGGTTTAGAGAAACTCTCTGGTAAATTGAGCGAATTGACTATTAAGCCCATTAAGGCTGAAAAACACAATATTACGTTTGACATTTAGCTGATTTTATTATATTTTTTTGTTGTAGTATAGTATGAGTGCTGACAAGTTAGTGTTTGACCTATCGCAAGAAGTTGAGGGACAGCCCCAAGTATTCATTAAGAAAGACTGGCTCTCTATTCTTGACAATATGAATACCAACTACAATTCTAACCAAACCATTATTGATACGTCGCAGTTGTCAAACAGCAACAAGTATATGTCCTATAGGGAGGCGTACCTTTCAGTCCCACTTCTTCTCACTTTGAGTACTGCTACCGCCTTTAACAATGGTCCTCCCGATGGTATGAATCCTTCTGCCTCAACTTCTGGGGCAGGAGGAGAACTTGCTTTGCCTACTGGTTGTGACTATGCTATTGGTCTTAAGAACTGGTTCGGCTCGGTTTTCCACAGTCTTACCCTTGATATGAACGGAACTACTATCATTCAACAAACCCCACTCATCAATATGGTAAATAGTTTCCGTCTTATGACGACTCTCTCTTGGAATGATGTCATTACTCAAGGCTCTACGATTGGTTTTTACCCAGATGACTCTAAATCTTGGATTTCTACAAACTCAGTCGCCTACGTCGCCGCGTCTGCGAACACTTCGGGTCGGGGCATCTGTAACAACACTCTTTACCCCTGTACCGAAGTACCCTTTTGTTCAAATGTAGATGATACTACTGGCGCACCAACCGTTTTATCAGGTGGCGGTCTTACCAATCTTGCCAACTTACAGGCAGGGTCAGGAAACAAGGGATTTCTCAGGCGTATTCAGTACGTCAATTTTGACCAAGATGCCCCTGCTGGTTTTAAAGGAAACGTAGGAACTACTGAAACTACTAGTAACGGGGCTGGTCGGGGGGCAGTTGCTGTTCCTTATTCTAGTCTTATTAGCGGAACAACTTGGGCTACCCAGTACAACTCCCACATTTCGCAGAAAGGTCCAGGTGTCATTCAAACCTCTATTCTTGCTACGGTCTATCTTAAGCACCTCCACAACTTCTTTGCTATGATGCCTCTTGTAAAGGGTACTTTCTTCAAATTGACAGCCTTCCTCAATAACTCCAGTGCTACCTTCACCATTGCCAATAAAAACTATACCGAAACCAGTGCCGTTACCGTTTCGGCAAGTCAGTTAGGAACATTCACCAGCGTCTCCTCAAGCGTACCTGTCGGCGGTGTTCTCCCTTTTATGATTGCGGATACTTCGTACCTCTATGGAGGTGCTGGTGGTCTTGGTAATGGTGATTACGTTGCTTCTCTTGCGGTTGGTTCTAAAGTCCTTGCTACTCACCCTGCTCCAGCAACCGCTATTGGTACTGGTCAGGTAGGTAGTTCCATTTACCTCTACGTTCCTTCCTACACATTTGCCCCTGTCTTTGAAAATGCTTACCTCTCGTCGCCAGTCAAAACAATCAAGTACAGTGATTACTACCAGTATCAGGTAATAAATACCTCATCGGGTGGGACATTCAATTCTCTCTTGACCAATGGTATTGCCAACATTAAATCGGTGTTGCTCATTCCATTCTTTTCGGCTTCGGGTACTGATGGTGCTGTAAAAACTGGTCTTCCCGCAGGAATGCCTTGTTACCAGTCGCCGTTTGACCCTGCTGGTACTGGTCCAACTTCACCGCTCTGTATGTTTTCTAACTTCAACATAGTGGTAAGCGGACAAAATGCTATCTATAACACCGAGCGGTACAATTTTGAGCAATTTAATAACCAGTTCAAGGGAGTCAATGCTGTCAATGGTGACCAAACAGATGGTTTGACCTCTGGTCTTCTTTCGTCGCAGGATTGGCAGAGGGAGTACTGCTACTGGTACGTCAATGTATCCCGTATGTTGGATATTGAACAGAGCGTACCAAAAAGCGTTCAGGTGATTGGAACAAACAACTCTGCCTTTGCTATTGATTTGATGTGCTTCATAGAATATGGCTGTTCCGTAGATATTGATGTACTCACAGGAGCAAGGGTCTAGGCTGGAAACTGGAAACTGGTACATCATTCTAGAAGTTTTAAGGATTTTTAAAAAAAATATTTTTCATCTCAAAAAATATTTTTTGTTTTGGAACTAGGAAAGTCTGGGAAGGCTGTACCAGTTTCCAGTTTCCAGCCCCCAAGGTCTAAAAAAACATATCCAATAAGTTCTGTCTTTGATAGTCGGGTAATAGTGACGCTTCTAATTCAGTGAATCCAAAATGGTTTAATGCTTGGACAAACTCATTATGGGCGGTAACCGAACCATATACCTGTGCGCCCCCAAATCTTCTCATAAACTCATCAAAAAATCTATCTATTGCTTGTTGTTCAAATTGTGCTTGTGCGTTTGCTATTGCCTGTGCCTGTGCCTGTGCCTGTGCTTGTGCCTGTGCCTGTGCTTGTGCTTGTAGTTGTACCATTATATCTTGCTCTTCCTCTTTCTCTTCTTCTGCCAGTCTCCTAAAATATTCACTTTCTTCGGTTATTTTTTCAACTCCTCTTCCATACAAACGTCTTGGCATATACTATAAATAGAAAATTATTCTTTAGGACATTATCCTCATTTTTAAGAATAATTTTCTTTGGTATAGTATATGAAGCAAATTGGAGTAAGTTTGAGTCCTCACCAGCGTCGTCGGCTTCATTCTGGACACTCTGTACGAGTCAAGCAAGGCAGTGGTATTATGCTTGTCAATCCATCTAACTTTGGACTAATGAGCAAGACCTTTTTACGAAACAAGGCAAAAGAGATTCGGTTGAGTCCAGAAGAGGTAATGGCGAATAAAATGATTAGCCCAGAGGCACACAGTAACATTCGTAGCGAATTAGCAAGTGAGGAACGAGAGGTTACCCCTATCACTTCAACCATTTCAGGAGGGCGGGTTAGCAACGCAGGAGGACCAAGAGGTCTTAATACAATGGGTGGTTTGAAACAGGCAAGTGAGCATTTACAAAGTCTAGGAGATTATACAGGCGGTAACTATGGATACCAGTTGAAGGCAGGTTTAGGGAATCTTATGGCAAACGATGTACTGGCTAGTGTAAGGGAGGCTAAATCCGCAGTTCGTAAAAACATCTTGGGAGGAGGTCGTAAATCCTTTTATGGTGATGAAATTGGAACGTCTTCCTTTGGTGGGTTTGGTGTTGGACGAGTACAGGGACAAATTGGTGTTGCGGGAAATCTTTTAGCAAATCAGCGTCGTACGCCTCCAGCCCTAAAATCTCAACCCTATGGTGAGAATTATCAGTTTAGTAAAACGTTACCCCCTGCTTACCAGAGATATAACGAGAACTAGTTAAAATTAATATCTCTTGCTTAATTAAATGCTCACTGATTCTCAACTTCATCATTTAGGAGACGCAATGGACTTCAAGATAGAAAAGATTTGCTTTAAAGATGAACTGCCAAAGGTTTTGAAATATAACACTGCCTACATTATCAATCTAGAAAATAGCGTTGATGAAGAAGGAAATGATAATGAAGGAACACACTGGACTTGTCTTCAGGTGAATAAATACCCGAGTGGTCTCATAGAACCCATTTACTTTGACCCGTATGGTCAGCCTCCTCCTGAATCCGCTAAAAAGTTTGTCAAAGAGAACACTCATAGAGAGTTGCCCTATACTGACAAAGATATTCAATCTTTAATGAACAATGCCTGTGGTTGGTACTGCTGTGCCTTTCTTCATTACATTAATAAATGGGAACATCGCACCAAGAATCTCTATTTAGATGTGGAACACTTTCTTGAGTTTTTTGATGACTTGAATACCAGTGCCGACTTTAAGAAGAACGAGTATATCTTGAAGCATTTCTTTCGGTCAAAAGATGAATCCAAGCGAGGAGCAATTGAAGTCTTTACCGATATTGATACCATTGACGGAGAGAATGATATGGGCGTTAGAATACCCGCTGAACTCAAATATGCCTAGGCTGGAAACTGGAAACTGGTACAGCAATCCCAGACTTTCCTAGTGGCTGAACGAAAAAATATTTTTGAAACGAAAAATATTTTTTTTTAAAATCCTTAAAACTTCTAGAATGATGTACCAGTTTCCAGTTTCCAGTTCTATTTATTCTTCCTTTACGTAGGTAGTGAGCATCGCTTTTGATGAACCCATATCCGTCATTGTATTGCTAATCTCTTTATTCTTGGCAATGGTATCCGCATATTTACCTGTCAAATACGAATGACGAAGGGCGTTGATAGCCACCTTCTTACCGTCAAAGATTTTGTTCAAACGCTGGTTTAGTTTGACTGGTGTGAGATGATTCATATTGGTATCAAAGAGAAGCCAGTCTGTAGGATTAATCTTTATCCAAGCATTCAAAATGGTAGCAAGGGGTTTTGGTACATCTACCTCTTGAGTACCGTACGTCTTAAAAGTCTTGTACGAATTGAAGACCATCTTTCCCTTTTTCAAGTAGTTATCTTTGTTTGTATCTACGTTTTTAATCTTAAAGTCACAAAAATCCTTACTGCGACGGGGTGGTACGTAAATACCTCCAAGAAGAGCCATTATGATAAAGTTCTGGATATCCTGTAGGTCACTTGGCTTCAATGCGGTTTTCTTTTTCATAAGGGCAATCGCATCGGTCTTTAATGCTTCAAAGACTTCCTTTACCTGTTTGTCATCTACCCAATTCTCTTCCTGAGTAGGTGTCTTCTCTTGGAGACTTATCTCTTTGTTATACTCTCGCACATCACTCAACATCTTATCCCTGTACTCACTTTTACCAGTAACAATAACAAGAGAAGAGAGAATGGTCTTACGTCTGTTTGGTGGAACATCTTTTAAGAAATCCAAGACCTCTTTGGTGTTGTCAAACTTATCCCAATCAATCTTACCCTCTCCAAAGACTTTTTTATAGAGGGACTTGAGAACCGAAGCATAAGTAGTAAGGCTACTATCACTGAGGGAAGGTCGCTTCTTCTTAATGTAATCTTTGATTTCCATATAACTAAACATAGATTATTTTTATGTTTAATTAACGATTAACTTTCGCTTTTATTTTCTTTAGGAATAATAATGCTAACTGGCAAACATACCTCCTTTCAACTAGATAAAAGAATGGGCGATATTGGGGAAACCACCATTCTTCCTAAACTACAAGAACACTTCAATCCAAGCATTCGCAAGACTACGGATATCTATGAAAAGTTTGACTACATTGATGATGCTGGAACAAAGTATGAACTAAAGAGTCGGCGTAATTGTATGAATGCTTACCCAACCACACTTATTCCTAAACATAAGGTACTAGGTGGTGAGCAGTACTTCATCTTTAATTTCATAGACAAAATCTCTTACATCAAATATGATAAGGATTTGTTTGACACCTTTGAAACAAGAGACCTAATAGATGGTAGATATGGGTATCAAAGGGACGGAGTACTCCATTACCTCATTCCCATTGGCAAACTGACCCAGATTTAAACAAAGTTAAGCATTTATGATGAAATAATCTAATAATAAGCATTATCTTTGCTTAATTCTTGGATTATCCCACATATAGACTATATTAAAACGTTTTAATATAGTTGAATCCTTGTCTATATACAATATTAAGCATATTCTTTGCTTAATTTTGGATAATATTGTTGATTAATGCTTAATTTTAGATTATTCAAACAAATCTTTCAATGTTATTTTGAGTTTTTCTTGTTTTTCCTTTTGTTGATGTAACAAAACCCTTAAGTCCTGATACTCTGTCTCCAAACGACACAAATGCTTATGCTCTCGGTAACCTAATACACCAACACCTAAAAGAAGTCCAATGTAAAAGCCGTCCATTTAATATAACAACATATTATTTTTTAGGACGGGAAACTGGAAACTGGTACATCATTCTAGAAGTTTTAAGGATTTTTTTTGAAAGTCTTTTTTATTCCAAAATATTTATTTCGTTTAGCCACTAGGAAAGTCTGGGATTGCTGTACCAGTTTCCAGTTTCCAGCCTAGCCTCTCATTGCCCGTAGCCTAGCCATCTTTTCCTTCATTTCTTGAGAACCCTTACCTGTCCCTCGTCCAAAAACAGCACCCATTGGGTCAGCCCTGTCTGCTTGAGCATTACCATAAGCATTGATATTTTTGACTGCCTGTTGAGTTCCTGCTTCAAGGATAGGCTTCGCAACTGGTTTTAGAAAATCCCCGATTGCGGTAGTCCATTTTTTGAAGGAAGCCAGACCTTTTGGTCCGCCCCGTCCCATCATCTTTTTGACTTGTCCAATAAGCATACCTTGGGGAGTAAGTCCCTGTAAAATCTGTGCCTGTTCAACTGCTTCTTTCGCATTGGTAGGCATCTTAATACCAAGTTTTCCAATAAGGTCTTCAGCAAACCCCTGACCCATCATACCAGACGTAAGAGCATTATGATGACCATAACTGGCACTTCCTCCGTCCATACCCCGACCATACGAACGAGAAGGAGGACCAGCATTAGAGTAACTTACAGTACCTCCAGATGGACCAGCATTAGAGTAACTTATAGTACCGCCACACATAGGTGAGTCACCGTAATGGTGATGGTGGATATGAACACCCGTTCCCATCATAGAAATCAGTTTGTCCGTACCACTATCAGCAAGACGACCAAGGTTAGAGCCAAGATTCTTGCCAAGGTCTTTGCCAGTGCCTTCACCCATCATACTAATAAGTTTGTCAGTACCACTATCAGCAAGACGACCAAGGTTAGAGCCAAGATTCTTGCCAAGGTCTTTTCCAGTGCCTTTTCCTCGCATTTCCCGAATCCTTGCCATATGGTCTCTTGCTTCTTGACTTCCTTTTGCGAACTTGGGCATACTATTACCAGATATTTTTCCTCCAGCCATTGCGATATTAATTCGTTGTCCTAGATTCGTAATTTGTTTTGCCAATGCCCTTGTTCTTGGTATCTTTTCAAAAAGTTGCTTTGTATTCTGTTTGATAAACTCAAAGTTTTCTTGTGTTCCTAAACCAGAGCCTTGTAACAACGCCATTATGAAATCTTGACAGTTGTTGTTTGCCGAGTCATAAGCAAAGAACTTACCACCCATCTTGTTCTTTGCGTTGTCCAATAACTCCCTAAAAGAAATCGCCTTTGTTATTGGAACTTCTTGTCTCTCTGTATCAGCATCTTGTTTGAATCCCATTGTCATTGTAATCACTTCATTCTTTTCTACTCTAACTTGCTTACCATTCTCAAGTGTAATTTCACTAAACAAATGAAACAACTTGTCATAATTGAGCCTGTCTTGATTAGATTGAAACTGACCTTGCGAAACGGCATTCAACGCCATTGTAATGGCTTGTTGAACTGGAGTACGTCCAACCACTATTGATTTGATTTGATTATCACCTTGTTCATTAAGGATTTTACGAACAGATGGAGAGTAATCGGTTGAACCTGTTATAATTTGGGAAAAGGTATTCCCAAACTGCTTTGCCTTGTCTGTTACAGCACCTATCGCTTGTTTGCCTGTATCCACTACCGCACCAACTGCCGAATTGAACCCAGACTTTAAATTATCTATAATACCTGAACCCTTTACTCCAACACCTAACTTACGAAGAATCGCCTTTTGTTTATTAAACCACTTTGTTACCGCTGGTAGTGCTTCTGTATCATCGGTATCTCTAGTACCATCTCGTACCATTGCGACTCCTCCATATTTTATATATACTCCAAAACGAGCAAAGTCTTCCTGTTTAAATCTAGGTTTAGGTATCTCTTCTATATCACCCTTTGTATTTTTTTTATAACCAAGTTTTACTAAAGCATCGGTTACAATATCCAATAATTGATGTATTTTTTCATTCACAGGAACTGATGTACGAGGATAGGGAGGTTCTTCTAACGCTTCAGCGGTTGAAGTAGCAAAGTTTCGTACTAATTGATAATACTCTACTAACCCTTGTCTGTCTATTTTTGCTGGTGCTGGTCTATCCTCTGCTCCCATTGCGTCTCGTTCTGTTCCTTCGTTTTTCTCATCTCGTTTCTCTCCTCTACGACGCCTATTAGATTCAACCGTCATAGCAAACTTTGCCTTTTTGGCTTCTTCTGCGGTTTGATACTTTTTAGGACGACCTGCTTTCTTTTTTGCTTGAGGACGAGGGTCGGTTGGGTGTCTGTAAGGCTCTGGTGGCTTTGGTGACCTTGGCGGTGACCTTGGCGGTGACCTTGGCGGTGACCTTGGCGGTTCGCCATAATCTGGCTCGTACCTCTCTGGCTCGTACCCGTCCTTTTCTTCTCCTAGACGCTCTTCCTCTTTTGTTTCTTCGGGTTGCCTTGGATTACGTAATTTACCCAACTTTTCCATTAATTTGCTTGTTCCCTTGTCTTGATGATGATACACATTCTTGGGTAAGAGTTCTGGACGACCTCTCTCCTTTGTCGTAAAGGCTGACTTATCAGGTCGGTCTTTTGCGGGAGTACCCCTATTGTTATACTTTTCCCTCTTCCTGTTATAAGTGAATGCCTTCTTTTGGTCAGCAGGTACAAACTTACTCAATGGAATCGTTTTTACAACCGTATTCTCTACTTCTACCCCATCTACATCTTTTCGTTTTAAAGTAATTGGCTTGACTCCCTTTCGTTCAGCAATATTTCGTTGCTTGGTTAATGGATTGACCAATTTATAAGACTTTTCTACTTTTGATACCTCTTCCCCATTCTTCTTCTTGTATTTCACATTCTTTGTCTTTTCAACGGCATAATAGCGGGGAAGAACTACGTCTGGACTCTCTGGTAACACTGGAATGGTAATCATATGTTCTTTAGCTCTAGCCCTCTCTTCTCTCTTTTCTGCCCTCCTAGAAGCCTTTTCCTTGTTTGCTAAATACTTTTGATGGAGTTCTTCCGCTTTTGCCTGTACATCTTCTTCACTATAGTCTTCACCAGTAGCCCTTACCAGCTTCCTTGCTCTTGTTTGAATCGCCTTTGAAATAGCACCACCCTCTATTTTGGCTATTTGTTTCGTTAATGCTTTGGTTTTTACACCACTATACGTACCTCCAAGCGATTTATACGTCTTGACTATAAATCCTGATTTGTAAGCACTCGGTTTAGCATACTTTTCATCAGCAATTGCCTTTGCCTTTTCATACAACGCTGGATTATCTATCTTTGGTTTTATACCCCTTCCTACAGTCGGGTTTAATTCAAAATAAGTAATTATTTGATATGGTATGGGAGCATCAGCAATTTTATAGATTTTTTTTATCATTTTAAATGTAATCTGTTCCTCATCTATATCATTTATTTGTTGAAAAACTGGTTGTTGTACAAATGCCAAGTATCTATCCCGAATCGCTCTTGCTTCTTCAGTTTGGGTTCGTACCATTCCACCTCGCTTTACAGGTTTCGTTCGTTCCTCTGTACGGCTTTGGCGTTGATGCTCAGTAATAGGAGTGCGTTGATGTTCAAGCAGTGCTTTATTTATTTTTTTTAACTGTGATGTATTAAATAACTCCTGTTCAGCACACCCCCTTATTGATTCTAGTATATCATTATTTGTAGTTCCATCAGCAAATGTTTGTCTTCTAAACATATTAATACGAATAACAATTCGGTTTATTTCTTGTAAAGGGTTCGCTGGTTCTACTTTTATTTGTCCTGCTAATTCAGGTAAAGCCTGTAAAACTTGTGAAGCCGTAATATCAAAAATACCAGCCATACTATACACTCACATTTTATAATCCCCAAAGAAGTTTTCTTGCTAACCAAGCCCGACCTCCTACATAGTTCTTTTTTGTTCGTAAGTCATACAGATTTCTTCTAGTTTCAGCAACTGCTTTACCATCATCTCTAAGATAAATGAAATAATCCTTATGAGCAGATGAACCAATGCTGGTAAAGTATAGACCTTCATCTGTATATACATCTAGTTTATATTTTTTCTTATCACTTGGAAAAATATGAACCCCTATCTCTTTCGCTATTTTACTCTGTTCTGGTGTTATCTCGTACATTACTCTTTCCTTATATAATATATGTGGCGATACTCTCTAATGATTGGGTCTTACCAAAGATTCAAAGAGGAGGGTGATTTTACCTATTGGATTACGATTCCCAAGTGTAATGGACTAAAGGGTCTAGGCTGGAAACTGGAAACTGGTACAGCCTTCCCAGACTTTCCTAGTCCCAAACCGAAATAAATATTTTGAAATAAAAAAGACTTTCAAAAAAAATCCTAAAAAGTTCTAGAATGATGTACCAGTTTCCAGTTTCCAGCCTAGACTGAAACCAACCTATCTTCTATATTTACGGGACTTACATTATTGCTTGTAAAGAGTTGCTCGTACTCATTCAAGCAGTCGCTTAAGAACTTTTGACCGTCCAAAATAGACCTATGCTCCCGCTCTAATTTCAAAGTGCTGTTGATTTTGATAGACAAGAGATAAAAAGACTGGAAAGAGGAGAGACTTACCTCTATCTTTTTGCTAATGTTAAGGTACAACTCTATACTACCTATCGTAGCACAAACAAAAGCCAACACACAATTAATGATACTGACTGCGTCTTGGGAAGCATAACTATTTAGTCCTACTGCGAATACGGAGTTGATACCCGAAAGAACAATGACGGGGATTTTAAAGAACTTTTGTTGATTCATCAAATCTAAATATTCCCGTTTGCTAATGAGTGCCTGTTGTGCCGAATTGTCCTGTATTGCCTCCAATCGTTTCTCAATGTCGGCAGACCACCGATGCTCATCTGTTTTATCGGTTTCTTCACTTCTTACCAATAAAGGCATAGGAAACTCGGTCTTTTCCTCTCCAAAGACCTCCATTATAGTAAGAGTTTATTTTATCTTGACCCCATTACAACAACAATGACATCACCTCCACCTTGACAAGCAATACCAAAACCTGTTTGTGATGTTACTCCTGATGGTTGATACAGAGTCACTAATTTAGGAGTAGCACCATAAGAACAGGCACAAATAGTAGGTAATGTTGAAGTATAGGCAATTGGAAACAAAACGGTTGTTCCTGTATCACTTATTCCAGGTAGTATGAAGCATTGAACTTTACAATTGTTACCACCAGCTACAGCGGGAATACTATATCCAGCCGTTCCAGAGTTTAATAAGGGTTGTTGAGTTCCGCCAATGTATAAGTTACCTGCTGGAGTAGTTGAGGTTGCTATATTGACAGCAGTGGCGAGTGATGTTCCTACATTAGAAATACCTGCCTGTGCGTTTATTCCTGTTGTAAGCGTATGCCCACCAAAAAGCAAAGTTGTTAATGTTTTTGTATTTGATATAGTGTAAGTAAATCCGTCATTAAATATTTTCCCTACACTACTCATATAACTACGAGTATGTGCCGAGTTTGCTACTAAATTAGAATTATTCCCTGCTACTGCGGTGGGTGCTGTCATTGATTGAAAAGTTGTTGTTGCTGGGATATCGTTTATTTTTACTGACATATACTATATCAATATTTAAAATCCTATAAACATAACATTCATAGCTGGAGTTCCTGCTCCAGTAAAGACTGTCGCACCTCCAGTAAGCGTATTAGAACCAGCACAACCCGCAGTTATATTTGTTGTTGGGGTTGTTAGCATAATAACTGGCGTAGTCGCATCATTTACTGTATATTGAGCGGTGGTAGGGACAGCAATTGCCGTTCCTGATGCTACAGAAAATACACCACTCACTACTTTACATTGTTTATTACCAGAACACCATCTACTAGATAAATTATTGGGGAAAATCCTACTTCCCATAACTGATACAGGACAAGCAGTAATATTAGCACCGAAAGAAAGATTATTTGAGGCAAATGTTAGATTATCTGTTCCTGATGCGTATATAAAATTACTAGCAATTCTTCCTGCTGAAGTAAATGTAAAATTAGATACAGTATTAAATACGCCAGTTATATTTAATGGTATGATTGGTTGAGATGCTAAAGTAGTCAAATACGAAGTAGTTATTGCGGTTGTAGTATTATCAAGAAGAGCAGAACCGACATTCACTCTTGGACAAGTTCCTGAAAAAGTTGTTGTGCCGTCACTTGAAATACTATTTATAATAGTAGCCATATAGTATTATGATATATTTTTATGAACCGAGTAATATATAATAAAATGTTCGTCCTGCTGTTGAACAATTGATAGTAAAACTAGTCGCAGTTACAGCAGTTACCCAATAAGTAACATAAGATAAGGGGGTAATGCTTGTGGAATATGGCGTTAAAATAACTGTTGGAGGATTTGCGAATATCGTTGCTGAAATAGATACTATCAGTGATGTTCCCGTAACAGTTGCCGAACCTGACCTAAATATCTTTCCAACTTTACAACCAGCAGTTCCTCCTGTAGTAACACTATTTGTAACACAAAATCTAGGAAAATTAATGTTCCACTGACTTGTATTATTTATATTAAAAGTATTCAAATTAGATACTCCAATTGAAACAACATTACTAACATTTCCTACAGCAATCGTTCCTGTGTTGTCAATATTATTAATGGCGTTAGTTCCGTTAAAACTTATTGTTCCTACTCCTGTAAATGTTTGGGCTACATTTGTTACCATTTCAGTAGCACTTGATGGCGTAGGAATCTCTGTTTTTACCTGTGCCGTTGTTGCTACAAAGTTAGTATTCGTAGTGGTTAATTGTGGATTTGAAATAGTGGGACTTTCTGTAAAATTGGTAGCAGTCGCAAAAGCATCATCTGTTACTAAACTCGGTAAGACAACACTCATTATATTATCTATAGATTTTAATTATATAAAGCAATCCAAGAGATTCTCGTCAATCCAGCACCACTTGTTACATAGGAAAAACCTGTCCAATTTGTAGCATCTTCTGTTACAACACCAACCGTTACGGGAACAATCAAGTTTGTTCCTCCATTCGCACCTGTTATTATGATATCAGGAGCTGAAACAGAAACAGTTTTTGGAATAGGAGTAGGAAATGTATAAGCGGTTAATGCCCCGTTTGTGATAACCGTAATCGCACCCTTTGAAAATGGTGCTGATGCTCCCCAAGTCATCGTTGCTCCTGAACCACCACTTGTTAAAACCTGACCAGCTGTCCCATAACTACCATTAATTGCTAATTTGACAGAAGAACCTCCTATTACAATAGGTGCTATAGTTGCTGATGGGTTACCTATATTGATTACGCCCGTTGCGGTTCTTAATGTTCCTGCTCCAAGATTCAAAATACCGTCTGTTTGTAAATCTCCAATAGAAATATTGCCTGTTGCGTTGGAAATGTTATTGATTGCTGAACCTTTTATATCTAAAGAGGAACAATGAACCGAGCTTGAAGCAATTCCTAGTTTAATGGTTTTGACCGAACTAGAAGTGCCGATTGCGATAGCAGGGTCAGCGTTTGTATTGGCGACTGATAAAGTATCAATCACAATGGTTGGAGTTCGTCCTGCTGTAGATGAACCAAGTAGAATACTTGTTGCCGTTGTGTTTCCTATGGTCAATGCTCCTGCCGTAGTCGTATCAATGATATTTGTAGCAATCGTATTTGAAGCTGTTGAACTCATATACTATAGAATGATAAAAAATTAAGCGGTAGCATACCAAGAAATAGTCCCTGTTGAAGAAGTAGTTCCCGCAATCCAAGTAAAACCAGTATAAGTCCCCGCTGGAAACTGGGTATGTGCCGACACAGCTACAGGTATAATAGTCGTTCCTGTTCCGTTAAGATTGTAAGTAAGTTGGATTTTTGGTTTTGACCCATATGGTGTAATATAGGTTATACTACCTGTTACGGCAGAACCCATACCACCTGCTCCAGCAACGGTTTCTCCCGATTGAACCGTAGTCCCGCCTCCGCTTCCTCCTCCCGTTACCCAAGTCAAAGAACCAAGAGGACCGCCACTTGATAATACCTGTCCTGATGTTCCAACACCATTGGATAGATTTAACAAACCTCTTAAAAAGGTAGTTGAACCATCTTCTACACCATCTGGTCGTCCTATATAGATGTTATTGCCCACTTTATCTTCTGTCCCAATGTTTGTAACGGTATCAGGATTGAGTGAAATGGTATTTCCTGTCATTGAAATAGGTGTTGTTGCTTGTCCAATATTGATTGATGCTGGAGTAAAGCTAGTATTTGTTCCAATGTTGATGGCTGAGGTAGAAGAAGACTGAAGACCACTTGACCCCACTTTCAATAGACCATTCACCTGAACCGTTTGGTTAATTGTATTGCCTTGAGCAATTGGAAACTCAACATAACTACCCGATGCTGTACCTGTTTCAAAACAGCTTGGATTAAAAATTGGAGTATTACAATCAGGAGGGGAAACGATACTCATATGTATTAACCATATAAAATATTTTAGAATGTTATACCATATGGCAAAGATGATTAACTTTTACGAGGTAATGCCTAAAGACCTGCTACCAAGTGCTGATAATCCTAATAAGGCACTACACCAGATAGAGTTGCCTTTTCGTATGTGTATCGTTGCTCCATCTGGCTCTGGCAAAACCAATTTCCTTTTGAACTTAATTGCTCTCTTTAGCAAAGGACGGGGTACATTCGCATCTATTACCATTTTGACAAAGGTCGCAAAAGAGCCTCTTTATGATTTTCTTAAACTAAAAGCACAAAATATCCAGATTAAGGAAGGATTAAGCCATACACCTCCTCTTGAAAAGTTTGACAAAGAAGAGAACCATTTGGTCGTATTTGATGACCTTGTTCTATCTAAAAATCTTGAAATTGTTGAAAATTACTACATTCGCTGTCGTAAGTTTAACGTATCCGCAATCTTCATTTCGCAGTCCTATTACCATATCCCCCCAATGATTCGTAAAAACTCAACGTATATGGTCATTTTAAAACTTGGTTCTGGTCAAAGAGAAGTCAAAATGATTGTGGGCGAACTTGGAGGGCAACTGGAAAAGGAACAATTACTGAATATGTACGAGTACGCAACAGATACCAAGTTTGTTCCTCTTATCGTAAATATGGAAGAGAGTGATAGGTACAAGCGATTTAGAAAGGGATTTCTTGAAATACTTGACCCTGATGTTTTTGCTGAATAGGTCAAAATAGAAATATTTAGAAGACTTTTTGATGGGAGGCTGGAAACTGGTAACTTGTACAGCCTTTTCAGCTTTTCCTAGTTTCAAAACGAAAAATATATTTTTGAGAAAAAAGTCTTTTCAAAAAAAATCCTTAAAACTTCTAGAATGATGTACCAGTTACCAGTTTCCAGCCTCCCATTAAATATTCTTCTAAATTATAGAGAATCTTCTTCATCGGTTACTTCGGCTGTTTTATTCTCGTCTATTCGTTCTTGAATGGCATCGTAATCCACTTGTCTTCCATAGACAGTCCAGAGCCAGTTCATCACATCAAAGGGTGAAAACTGATGAAATGGCTCGGGTAGTTCATAATAATTCTTATATTCTTCAAAATCTTCCAAATATTCGCAGTAACTATTCAAACTGTCGCCGAGGTAGGTTTCCAGTTCTTGAGAGGTAAGAAATCGCTCTTCTTCTAGGAAGAGTGTTTTGATGATTTCCTCTTTGCCGTCATCATCAATGTTTTTAGGCTCAATTCCCCTTTCGCTGTAGAACTCATAGACGAGGTCATTTGCGTCGTCTTGTAGTTTCCTCATCTTATGAGAGAGGAGGTAAAAGGTGGATTTCAATTTTTTGTGAAATAGATAGACCTTTTAGTCCTCCCAGACCCTTTAGTCCCAGACCTTTTACTCTGGATTGACCAAAATTGTAAAAAAAGGGTTGTGTTGTGTGTTTGGTGTGGTGTTGGTGTGTGATTAGGCGAAG